CGGTCTGGCGGGAGCTATGGCCAAGAGCGTAATAGGCGCGGCCCGTGACGACGACAAGGAAAAGAACTACTGGGAAAAGTACCTGGAAACGCTGGGAGAGAACGCCATGGACAACCTGCTGTTTACCAACAACATTCCGGTGGTAAGCGACTATCTGGATACGCTGCGCGGGAACGAGCCGAGCCGACTGGATCTGCAGAGCATTGACCGGGTGCGGCAGCTGGTGAACGAGGTGCCGAAGATGATCGACGGGACGAGCAAGTGGAGTACCTTCAAGGGCATGTACAAGTTTGCTCAGATGGCCAGCGACGTAACCGGCGTACCGGCTTACGCGGCTATCCGGGATGCGAAGGCCATTGTGCAGACGGTGGGCGACGCGCTGGGGCAGGACTGGTACATTCCCATGCAGAACGAGACGGCAACCTTCGGATACGCGGCGGAAAACCTGTACGAGGCCATCCGCAAGGGCGACGGGAAGCGGGAAGAACGGCTGCGGCAAAAGCTGGGCGAAAGCAAAAGCCCAAGCCAGATCGACGCGGCTGTGGCAGGCGTGATGATGGAGCAGGACAGCAGGATTGCGGAAGCGGCGGCGCTGAAGCTGCAGGGCAAGGCCACGGAGCTGAACGAGAAGAAAGCAGAGATCGTGGCAGAGGGCTTTACGGCGGAGATGGTGGACAAGGCGGTGAACAGCTACATCACCAGCGGACAGACCGAAAAGGCCAAAGACCTGACTAAAGAGCTGAAAGCCAACCTGTGGAGCAGGGACGAGGCAGTGACGGCCATCCGCACGGCGGCAGGGCTGGAAGAAGGCAGCGCTACGGCGGATGACGTGAAAGCCATCGTGAGCGAGCTGGTAGCGGACAGCACAGCGCAGGATCCGGCGAAGACGGTAAAGAGCGGGATCGTCAGCGACCTGAAGAAGGAATACGTCAGCCTGACGGAAGAAGGGAAAACGGCGGAAGCCAAGAATCTGCTGGGCGTGATGCAGGAAACGCTGGGCGTAACGGCGGAGGACGCGAAGGGCTGGGTGACGGAAGGACACCAGGAAAGCCTGCGGAACGCGGCGGAAGCCATGGACATGAAGACGCTGAAAGCTGCCATGACCAAGCTGAAAAAGGACGGAAAGACCGACCTGAGCATGAAGAGCAGCATCGAAGGCGTGATGAAGAAACAGTACACGGCGGCGAAGACGGCAAGAGACAGGGGACAGATGGAAAAAATCGTCCGATTCCTGACGGGGCTGGAACTGAAAAACGCCAAGGGAGAAAAGTACTTTACGCGGGAGAAGATCGAAGCGTGGGGAGAAGACGACTGAACGAGGGGCGGCAGCAATGCCGTCCCTTTTTGCGGGGAGAAATGAGCGGGCGGAAATGATAGGATGAAAGCGACGAAAAGCACGGGAGGAAGAACCATGCTGAACATTAAGGGACAGAACATTATCATGACAAGAGGGGACACGGCGGCGCTGACGCTGATCTTTACGGGGGACGAAGTGCCGGACGGAACCGACGTGCGTTTTACGGTCAAAAAAGCAGCGACGGATGAAACGGCGCTGATTGCCAAAACGATGAAAGCCGAAGGAAACAGGGCCGTGCTGACGCTGGAACCGGCAGATACCAAAACCATGCGGACGGGGCAGTACTGCTATGACGTGCGGCTGGAAACGACGCTGGCGGACGGAACGAAGGAAAAGCTGACCCCAATGGTGTACGGCGTATTCCAGCTTTTGGAAAATGTGGGGGTGTGAGCATGGGAAAAGACCTGAAAATGGAAGTGCAGAGGTTCCGGGGAGAAAGCGCCTACGAAGTGGCGGTGCGGAACGGATTTGAGGGCACGGAAGCGGAATGGCTTGCCAGCCTGCATGCGTCTTCTGGCACGGTGAACGGCATAGGGCCGGATGAAACCGGCGCCATCAAGCTGCGGGCCGGGAACATCCCCATGAGCGCGGAAGAGAACGCCGACACGGTTGACGAAGCCATAAACAAGGTAAAGGGGAAGGCGAATGCAGCGGTTCGATACAACGAGGATCAAACCCTGACGGACGGCCAAAAGGCTCAGGCCAGAACCAACATCGGGGCGACCAGCGCGGCGGACGTGGACGAGAAGGTTTCCGGCAGCGTGAAGGCGACGACGACACAGACATTTACCAACGACCAAAAGACGCAAGCCAGAACCAACATCAGCGCGGCGGCGACAGCAAGCTACACCGCCACCCTGACCGTGGCCGGGTGGACGGGCACGGCTGCGCCCTACACCCAAGAGGCGACCGTGGCGGGCATCCTTGCCAGCGATTCGCCCTTTGTGGACGTGGATATGACGGGGCTGGCGAGCGCGGACGATATGACCGCCGCACAGGATGCGTTTGGGCTGATTCTCAAGGCGACGGCGGGGGCCGGGAAGATCACCTTCGTGGCATCGGATAAGCCAGACGTGGCGCTGACGGTCAAAATTAAGGTGGTGAGATAATGGGCGACTGCTATATCACCCGGCGCGGCGGGAGCGCGAACACTGGAAACGGAATGCCTGCCTACACGTATACCGGCGTGTGCGAAGAGGTAACGGACGATTACGGGAACTGGCGGCTGAAATTTCTGACCAGCGGATTGCTGACGTTTAAGAAGCTGGGGAACGCCAAAGACGGCATCGACCTGTTCTTGGTCGGAGGCGGCGGGGGCACATACGACAATGACCCTGCCGGGGCATCCGGCGGCGGCGGAGGCGGCTACACGCTGACCAAAAGAGCGTTGTACATTCTGCGCGGTAAAACATACCAGATCAATGTTGGTGCGGGAGGACAAGCCGGCGCAGACGGTGGCAGGAGTTTTGCTTTTGGGCACAGTGCCAGTGGCGGAAATGGAACCAAAAATGGCAACGGCGGGAATGGTGGATGTGGCGGCGCTGCATACAACAACGGCAACGGCGGAAGCGACGGCGGGAATGGCACGGGAACCGGCGGAACACCGGGAACCGGGCAGGGAACGACCACAAGAGAGTTCGGGGAGAGTGACGGCGACCTGTACAGCGGCGGCGGCGCTGGATCTGTTGCAACCGGCGGCATGACTGTCAGCGGCGGCGAAGGCGGCGGCGGCGGTATGCAGCAGGACGGCGAGGACAACACCGGCGGCGGCGCTGGCGGTGCGAACGGATCAGCCTCTCAGCCGCAAAGCCACACCGGCGGCTCCGGAATTGTAATCATCCGAAACACGCGGCAGCATGCGATTAAAATTGTCCAGCAGCCGCAGGACGTGACGGCGGCGGAAAGCGCCAACGTGCTCTTCACGGTGACGGCCAGCGGAAATGGGCTGACGTATCAGTGGCAATTTTTGCCGACTGGCAGCGGGCAGCAGTGGAGCAACACAAGCGCCACGGGAGCGACGACAAGCCAATTGACCATACAGGCGCTCAGTTACCGCAACGGCTATCAATACCACTGCATTATCACAGACAGCAACGGCAATCAAGTCACCAGCGCGGAAGCCACGCTGACGGTATCGTAAGGAGGGTGCGGCATGAGATACGCTGTAATCGAGGACGGCGTTGTGGCCAACGTCATTATTCTGTATTCGGGCGGCGCGAAGAGCTTCCCGGACGCTGTGCCATGCGGGGACGTGCCGGTGGCCATTGGGGACACGTGGGACGGGGAGCATTTTTACCGGGAGGGGGCGCGGGTGCTCTCTCCCGTGGAAGAGGCACAGAAGGACGCGGAGGACATGGAGGCGGCGCTCAGGCTGCTGGGCGTTGACGGTACGGAGGTGACGGAGTAATGGGCCGATTTTACGAGGCGGCGAAGGTGATCCGGGCGACCATGGACAAGGCCGGGGCCATGCTGACGGACGAACAGGCCTTGCAGGTGACCGCCCTGTATCCCCTGTGGGACGCTACGAAGACCTACGCCGTGGGCGACCGGGTGCGGTACGCTGGTAATCTGTACCGCTGCTTGCAGCCTCACACGGCGCAGGAAACGTGGAATCCTGCCGATGCTCCTTCCCTGTGGGCCAAGGTGCTGACCGACCCAAGCGGCGCTATCCTTCCATGGGTACAGCCTGGCAGCACGAACCCTTATATGATGGGCGATAAGGTGACGCACATCGGAAAAACGTGGGAAAGCCTTGTGGACAATAACGTTTGGGAGCCTGGCGCAGTCGGAACGGAAAGACTGTGGAAGGAAGTGGCGGCATGATCGGCTTTGTGGTTGGCGTTATAATCGGCGGCACCATCGGCTTTGTGGCGGCCGCCCTGCTGGCGGCAGGAGGGAACGAGAAATGAAACGAGCAATCCTGCGCCTGACGGCGGAAGACTTTGGGCGTTCTTCCCTCAATCTGGGGAGGTCCGACGAAAACATTGCCGTGCGGGTGGAAATCGACCTGAGCCGGATCCTCGTGCAGGAGCCGACGGAGACGGCGCACATCAACGTGCAAAACCCCTCCGGGAAGAAGTATGCGGCAGCAACCAGCATGGACGGGACGAAACTGATCTGGGACGTGACCAAGGCGGATAACACCGTCGAGGGGACGGGCTACGCACAGTTGACCGTCAAGGGGCCAAATGGAGAAGTGCTGAAAAGCGCGGTGGCGGCGACGCGAATCGGACACTCCATCCGGGGCGAGGGGCCTGCGCCTGATCCTGTGCAGAACTGGGTAGATGATGCGGCCAATAAATTAAGCTCCGTGGCACAAGCCGGAGAAGAGGCGGGGAAGGCGGCTTCTAGTGCTAATGCCGCTGCGGAGGCTGCCAATGCGGCGGCGGGAAACGCCCAGACCGTGGCCGATACCGTACAGAACAAGCTGGATAACGGCGATTTTGTAGGGCCTGCCGGTAAAGACGGCGCTAACGGTAAGGATGGCGAGCAAGGCCCGCAGGGTGAACCCGGAAGCGATGCATCCGTAACCGCTGACAACATTCAAGCTGCGCTGGGCTATGCGCCCGTCAAGGATGTGCAGGTGGCCGGAAGCAGCGTACTGGATGGCGGCGTGGCGAAGGTGCCAATTGCGCAGTCGGATGCGCCGGGCGTAGTCAAAACACTCCCTCCACAAGATAGCGGTATTTGGAACGATCATGGAAGCCTGAAAATTTCGTATGCTACTGACGCGGAAATATCCAGCAGACTTGGGAAACGTAAGACGATTGTCTGCGCAAACCTCGACTACGCCGTCAAAGCCGCCATGTGTGATGGCAAAGGCGCGGCGTGGACGGTGGAAGAAAAGAAGGCCGCGCTTGCCAGACTTGGCCTATTATTGGCTGATGATGGCACCATAAAATGGGAGGGATAAGGAATGGAAGCCGATAAAGCCGCCGTCTTCGCCTTGTCAAAGGTGGGGCAGGGGTATATCTACGGGGCCAAGGGCCAGACCTGTTCGGCGGCATTCCGGCGACAGCAGGCGGCCCAGTACCCGGATCAGGCCCAGACCATCATGACCACCGGGGCCAAGTGGGACGGGCGGCCCGTGTGGGACTGCGCCCAGCTGACCAGCCAATGGCGAAAAGGACCGTGGAAGCGAAAGGGTACCATCGACACCCTGCCGGAAGGCGAAGTGGTCTACCTCTACCGCCAAAAAGGGACGATCATGCAGCACACCGGTCTGGCGCTAGGCGACGGAACCTGCGTCCATGCCCGGGGGACGGCCTACGGCGTGGTGCGCCAGCCCGTCAGCGCCTACCCGTGGACGCACTGGGCCAGCCCATGGGAAGCCGTCAGCGGCCAACCTGAGCCGATGGAAGGGACGGTCAAGTCTCCCTTCTCGGCCAGCGTGTACGCGGAAAACGGGAAGCCCGTCAAGCTGCGGAATCAGCCCAGTCAGGGCGAAAACCTCTATTGGCTGGTGGCTGACGGCATGGACGTGACCATTCTCACGCCCGGCGACGAGTGGACGTATCTCACGGCACTGTGTACCGACGGCATCCGCCGGAATGGGTACATGATGAGCCGGTTTGTGGTACAGGGGTAAGGCTTTCAACGCACAAAAGAGAGGGGGTGAAACAATGACAACGGGCGAAATCATCTCTTTTGTCGGCATGCTGATCGCCCTGCTGATGCTGATCCTGACGGGCCGTCGGGACACGCGGGGCGGGGCGACGGAGCAGGCCGAAGTCAAGAGCACTCTCCGGGGTATCGCCACGGGCGTGGACGACATCCGCGTGGAGCAGAGAGCCATGCGGAGCGATATCGTCAACCTGTCCGTCCGCGTGGGCAAAGTGGAAGAAAGCGCGAAGAGCGCCCACCATCGTTTAGACGCGCACGAAACCAGAATCAATAAGCTGGAAGGAGAACAGAAACAATGAAGAAGATCATGGTATGGATGCTGGCACTGCTGCTTCTGCTGACCCCCATGTGGGCGCTGGCGGAGGAATCGGTGCTGAAGCAGGTGGACTGGACGCAGGTGGTGGTATCCATCATCGGTGCGTTGGCAGCGGCCATGTCGGCGCTGCTGGCGCGGGTATGGATGCGCTATGTGCGGCCATGGCTGGAGAAGCGGGATATGATCGACGCGGCGAAGATCGCTGTGGAAGCCGCAGAAGCCATGCTGGGCAGATATTTAGGTGAAGACAAATGGCAATACGCATTAAACAGAATGAAAGAGATGGGATTCAACATCCAGTCCGACGTGGTGCTGGATGCGCTGAAGGCGGCATGGAAACAGCTGGATCTGAAACAGCTGGCATCCGGGGAGAAAGACAAACCGCCTGAAGAAACCTCTGCTGCCGAACCTGCCGAAGCAGCGGAGGAATGACCCATGGAGCACGGGCGGCAGGAATACGAAAGCGTGATTGACGAGTGGGTGCGGAACGAAAGAGACCGCACTGCGCTGAAACGCAAGTACCTCGACGGGATCTGCTATGAGCGGATTGCAGAGGAACTCGATATCAGCCGTAGAACCGTGCAGAACATTGTGACCAGGTGGAAAAAGGTCATTGAACAGAAATTGTGAAGAGCTGCCTTCGGGTAGCTCTTTTTTTGCGTCTTTTTTGCGATAAGTATGCTTATTTTTTGCGATAAAGATGCGTCCTCCTTTCCTCGAAAAACAGAGGAAACACTGGCATGATAAGGGCAGGAGGAAGCAGAGCATGTATCGGGAGTACAACCAGAACCCAAAAGGAAAACGGGTGGGGGACTGCGTGGTCAGGGCCGTCAGCCGTGCCACGGGAAAGACGTGGGAAGAGACCTTTGCGGGGATCTGTGCAGCCGGATACGAGCTTTGCGATATGCCAAGCGCCAATCAGGTGTGGGGTGCATACCTCAGAAGGCAGGGATTCCGGCGGCACATGCTGCCGGATACTTGCCCGGACTGCTACACGGTGGAAGCGTTCTGCCGGGATCATCCGTCCGGTGTGTACGTGCTGGCCATCAGCGGGCACGTGGTGTGCGCGGAGGATGGAGACTGGTATGACAGCTGGGACAGCGGACAGGAAACGCCGGTGTACTACTGGCAGAAGGAGGAATGACGCATGTTTGGATACGGATACCCACAGCAGCCGGGATTCGGCGGAGGATACTTTGGCGCTGTGCCGGATCAACTGGGGCAGATGCGGATGGGACAGAATCAGCCCATGCAGATGCAGCAGGGGCAGCAGCAGAACGGCGGCGGGCTGGTATGGGTGCAGGGCGAAGCCGGGATGAAAAGTTACCCGGTGGCAAACGGGCAGACCGTCATTCTGATGGACAGCGAAAATCCCGTGTTTTACATCAAAAGCTGCGACATGGCCGGAATGCCGTCCGCCCGTACATTCGATTATGAAGAAAGAAAAGTGCCTGTAACGCAGGGCAAGCCGACGGAGGAGTACGTCACCCGGAAGGACTTTGAAGCCCTGCAGAACCGGGTGGAAGAACTGGTGAAGCGCCCGGCGCGGGCGAAGAAGGAGGCGGCGACAGATGAACCCACTGTTTGAAGAGCTGGGAGGAACTGTGGGAATGCCGCTTCCCGGCCCCATGGGCGCGTTCCAGAGCATGATCCAGAAATTCAAGGAATTTCGGGCAAAATTCACCGGCGATCCAAAGGCAGAGGTGGAAAACCTGCTGCGTACCGGGAAAATGAGCCAGCAGCAATATGACCAGCTGCAGCAGGCGGCGCAGATGTTCCAGAACCTGCTGGGCGGACAATAAGGCGGTAATCGTGGCCACGATGAAGCATATAAAAGAAGGGAGAAAAGAAACATGATGGAAAACGGCATGTCCCCTGCCGACCTTGCGGCGGTCACGGGGAGGAATAACAACGGCGACGGCATGTTCGGCGGAAACGGCGCATGGTGGATCATCATCCTGTTCCTGTTTGTGTTCTGCGGCTGGGGAAACGGCGGCTTCGGCGGCAACCGCGGAGGGCAGGGCACGGCTATGGACGGCTATGTGCTGACCAGCGATTTTGCCAACATCGAGCGCAAGATCGACGGCGTGAACAACGGGCTGTGCGACGGCTTTTATGCCCAGGCGCAGCTGGTGAACGGCGTACAGATGCAGATGGCCAACGGCTTTGGGCAGGCGGAGCTTTCCCGCTCCAACCAGCAGGCCGCGCTGATGCAGCAGCTGAACAACATGGCCATGCAGGCGGCGGACTGCTGCTGCAAGACGCAGACTGCCATCCAGGGCGTGAACTACAACCTGGCTACGCAGGCGTGCGACACGCGCAACACCATCCAGAACGGCACCCGGGACATCATCGAGAACCAGAACTGCAACGCCCGCGCCATCCTTGACGCTTTGACCGCGCAGCGGATCGAGGCAAAGGATGAGAAGATCGCGGCCCAGAATCAGCAGCTCTTTGCGGCGCAGCTGGCGGCCAGCCAGGCGGCGCAGAACCAGTATCTGGTGCAGACCCTGCGGCCCGGCCCCATCCCGGCCTACACGGTGCCCAATCCGTACTGCTGCGGCCCGCAGCTCTGCAACGGCTGACAAGTGCATGACACAGCTTCCCGCCCTGACGGGATGACCGGCCAAAGCCGGTGCTGACGATCTGCGGCGGGGGAAATATCCCTCGCCGCTTTTTGAAAGGAGAATGAATATGGCAGAATTTACGAACGCGGCCCTCCAAACGGTGGCAAGCGATCAGAACGTGATCCTGACGGAAACGCCGGTGTGCCCATCCCGGTGCATCGTACACCGGGAAGGCAGCGGCGTTGTGACCCTCCGGGGCCTGACGAACCAGTGTAAGGCGCGATTCCGCGTGACCTTCGGCGGCAACATTGCCCTTCCGGCGGGCGGTACGGCTGGGCCGATCTCCGTCGCGATTGCCATTGCCGGGGAACCTCTCCCTGCCAGCAAGGCCATTGTGACACCTGCGGCGGTGGAGCAGTTTTTCAATGTCTGCGTGGATACGTTTATTGACGTTCCGGCAGGCTGCTGCGTGACGGTGGCTGTGGAGAATACCAGCGGCGTGAGCATTGAGGTACAGAACGCGAACCTCATCGTCACCCGCGAAGCGTAAGGAAAGGAGAAGGGAACATGAAAGCACTGCATAATTTGAAGGAAATGCTCTGCCGGGAGCTGGAAGAACTGGCGGAGAAGGAGAACCTGTCCATGGGCGATCTGGATCTGGCCCACAAGCTGACGGACACGATCAAGAACATTGACAAGATCGTGATGCTGGAAGAGGACGGCGGGTACAGCCGCGCGGGCGGCTGGGAAGCCCGCGGGACCTATGGCCGCTACAACGACGGAGGCAACAGCTACGTTGGCCGGGGCGAACACTACGTGCAGGGCCACTACAGCCGGGACGGCCAGGGCGGCAGCCAGGGCGGAGGCTACTCCGGGCGCGACGGATACAGCCGGGGCGGCGAGGACATGATGGAGGAGCTGGAACGGCTGAAGCAGCGGGCGACCCATCAGAGCGAGCGGGAAATGATCCAGCGCATGATGGACGAAATGCGCAGCCGCTGACCCCAAAATTCTGACCCCCGTTTTGACCCCCAAAGGGTGCAGAAACGGGGGTCAAACGGGGGAAAACGGGAGATATTGGGAAAGGGAAAATGGATAGAGAAAACCCGCAAACCGTTGTGGTTTGCGGGTTTCATTGGTGAGCCCGGCGGGATTCGAACCCACGACCTTTTGATTCGTAGGTAAATACTTGTGATTTATAAAATCGTTGAAAATAAAGGATTTTTTACCGTTAAAAATTCAATTGACCCCTGTTTTGACCCCTTTACATATTAGTTGGTCGATATAAGAGGCAGTCCGGGATTCTGCTTCAATGCGACGAAGATCGGTAACGTGATCATAAATGCGGCGGATCATCTTATCATCGCTGTGCCCCATCCACTGCATTAGAACTTCGATAGGCACATGAGCGTCGCAGCACATGGTGCAAAAGGAATGGCGGAAATCGTGGGTGCGAATGGTAATGCTGCGCCATGGAAGGAGCTTACCTTCCGCCAGAAGCTGTTTATGCTCTTTGGTCTTGCCATACCAGCGTTTATGGCAGCCGTTGAGCTTGGTTTCCATGTCGGTAATGTAGCTTTCCCAAGCACGATCAAAGGCGGAAAGGGTTGTTTGGCCGTTATGGGCATGAAAGGCAGAACCATGCTTGCCCTCCAAAACAGAACGAAGCGGATTAAAAAGCGGAAGGGAGCGAACCCCGGCGGAAGTTTTGGGGGACTTGGTGCTGCCGCGAATCCCATCAGAAAAGGAAACAGCCTCCCGAACATAGATGCGACCGGAAGAGAAGTCTATATCACGGTCAATATTGAAGGCAAGAACTTCCCCTCGGCGGAGGCCCGCGTAAAGCATGAGCATGGCGGCGATGCCGAAACGATGACCCACCATTTCATGAACGAGCTGACGTTCCCAAGGCTCCAAAGCACGATGAGTACCGGTAGTCCCGGCGGGAGGCTTGACGGAGCGGGCGGGATCGGACGGAATGACACGATCATCTACTGCATCGGAAAAAAATGCGCGGATCAAACCCTTTGCCTTTGAAATGTAGGAATGACTGAGTTCGGAGAGACTGTTATAATATTCGGCAATATCGGTCTTAGTGATGCTTTGCAACGGAACATCCTGGCCGACAAAGGAACAAAAACGTTCCAGTATGTTGACGTACTGATTATAGGCGGCGGGGTTGGACTGAGAGCGATAGGCCGGGAGCCAGCGGGAGACGTACTGCTGGACGGTGACGCCTGCGGCCTCGCGCCGGAGGCCGGATTCCTCCTGCCGCTTGTAGGCCTCGCGGGCGGCAAGGGCCTCGGACTGGGTGGAGCCGTAGAACTCAAGGCCCTTGTATTTGCAGCGGAAGCGTCCGTCCGGGCGCTGCTTGAGGGTTTGACGGGGCACGGAAGATTACCCCCTTTGGAAAGCATTGACCAGCAGGCTGCTATAGCGGATGAGACCCCGTCCGCCGTTGGACACATCCCACAAAAACCAGCTGAAAAACAGGGTGAGAAGGAAAAGCGCAGCAAGAGCGACGGCCCGCCAGACACGAAGTTCCTGTTGCTGGGAGTGAAGGTGATTTTCCCGGACGGCGTTTTCGGATTTGTGGGCGTCTGACATTTCGGAAAGAGTCCGCTGGTGCAGGGCATCTATTTCGCGGATGTACTCGGCGCTGTAGCCAGAGTCGCTGGGAGACTCCGGGGAGCGGATACCGGCCAGCTCGTCCAGCGAGATACCAAGAGCGGAGCAGACCAGAAAGACCCGATCGAAGGAAGGCGTGGTCGAGCCGGAAAGAAAATTGTCGAGCGTACCCTTTGGGATTTGGGTATGATCGGCAAGATTCTGGACGGTCAGTCCGCAGAAGGAAAGACGGGCCTTGATGAGCGTCCGGAGAGCGTCCATATCAACGGGAATTGCCTGATTCGGAAACGAATGCTCCATATATAAGAATCCCTCTTTCGCATAAATTTTGTCGAACGGATGAAGCGCCCCGAATTTGCCGATTGAAGGAACGGGGCGAATGTGGTATGCCTGTAAATGACAGGTGATACGCTGAAAATATTGTATATCAAAAATGAAACAAATGCAAGGGAGGCAGAGGGAAAAATGGAATACAGGGAAGAAATTATCCGCATGGTGAAGGCCATGCGTGCGCAAAGGAACTTGAAAAGCCTGTACAAGCTGACCCGGATGTGGTACCACAAAGAAATGGAGAAGCGAAATGGAATACAGAGAAAGAATCATGAGGATGCTGGAAGCGATCGGTGACGAGCGGCTGTTGAAATATGTGTACAGGATCGTAAAGGATATCTTTGAAACGGGGAAATAAAAAGAAGGGGCCGGGGAACCGGCTCCTTTTATTTGCGCTTGTGCATGAAGTAACGCTTGATGAAAGGCGTGAACAGAAGACCAAGCGGATAATAGTATAGAGCAGCACCTGTGCTGCGGTAGGCAGAAACCAGTTTTTTTAGAAAAGGAATATCGGAAAGACGAAAAACGGAAAACAATAAGCCGAAAATAACGGCGGCGGCGATCCAGCCAAGGATGGAACACTCCCAGAAAAGACGCTTCTCTGAAAGAGCTTCCAGTTCTTCTTTGCAGGACTGAAGCTCCTGTTTGCATTGTTCAAGTTCAGAAGAAGGGTCGTTTGGGGAGCACATGAGGAACACTCCTTTATGATGAAAGTATCAGAACTGACACACATTGTATACCGAAAAAGGAAAAAAAGCAAGAGAAAAGGCGAGCCGTCAGAGGCCCGCCTTTTTGAGGGTGTCGAGGATATTGCGGAGCTGCTGCCACTGCTCGTCACTGAGGGCGCAGAACGCGGCCATGGTCTGGCGGGCGAAGTCGTTTTCGCCGCGCATGACGCGGGAGACCAGTTCATCCCAGCCGGGGGCTTCGGGGTGCATTTCCCCGGTGCCGAACTCCAACCATTCCCGGCAGATGTTGAACTCTCGGCAGATATTGCGTTTGAGCGCTTCGGTGGGTTCACGGGTGCCTTTTAGCCACATATTGATGGTGGAGGGCTGAATGCCGATCCGCCGGGCGAACTCGGCCTGGGTGATATGGTTTTCATCCAGTATTTTTCGAATGCGATCTTTCAAGCGCTGACCTCCTTTCGAAAATGATTATAGCACAAAATATTCTTTTTGTGAAGAAAAAGTATTGACATTTTTCTTTACGTGAATTATACTGTTCACGAAAAGAAACGGAGGTGAGAGGATGTACGACCGGGCGAAGCTCCGGGATGCACTCAAGGCCCGGAACATGACAAACGAAACGCTGCGGAAGGAAGCGGGGATCACGAGTTCCAGCTACTACCGGAAGCTGAATGGCGAAGACGAGTTTGAAGCGGACGAGATCGAGAGGATCATGGACGTGCTGGGGCTGAAAACGCCGGTGGGGATCTTTTTTCGGGAACGGTGATGGCGGCGGCGGACGATTATTTTTGACGGATGCCCAGGCGGAGGCAGAGGGAGAGAAGCTCTGCGAGCTGGGCGTCAAGCTGCTTACGGAGGCGGGCTACCTCCGAAGCGGAAGTGCGAGTGGATTTCGATGGTTTGTGTGCAGGTTTGGGATTGGATTTGGACATGGACAACCCTCCTTTCGGAATGGCCGCCGCCATCACACCGAAAGGGTAGCACAAAGGGAAATGAATTTCTCCCCGGTTTGGGAGAAAGAACGGAGGTGATCAGGTGAAGCTGGAAATCGATGCGAGGCCGTACAGAGAAAAAGTGCTGGTGGACGGGACGGACGTGAGCGAAAGCCTGAAGGGATTCACGGTGCGAAGAGACGAAGACGGCAGGTATACCTTCGAGCCGAAATACGAGATCGAGGCGCTGAGCGGGAGCCTGGAAAACCGGATCGAACTGCAGGAAGCGTGTGAAAAGTGCTGGGTGTACAAGAACGCGGATATTGTGGGAGAGATTCGGAAGAAGCGAATCACGATAGCGGTGGTAAGCCTAGCAGCGCTCGCAATGGCAGCACTTGCGATTCTGCTAATATTGCGATAACGGAGAGGACAAGGGCGACGACGGCAATTACGGTGGTAAGCCTGTAACGGATGGTTTCCCGGCGGAGACGCGGAAGCTCGTCCCGAAGGAAAAGGCGGCGCTGAATGCCGGAATCCGTCAGGCGGCAGGAACCGGAGGAAGAGACAGCGGGAAAGGAAGTGAGAATATGACAGCCAAAGAGAAGGAAGCCATTCTGGAGGAGATTGCGCGGCTGAAGGAGCCGGAGAAGCAGTTTATTCTGGGCTGGTGCGCCCACGCGGCGGCCACGGCGAAGGCGGAGGACGGGAAGAAGGCGTGACCGGCTCTTCGGAGCCGGATATGGGACGGGAGTTCATCAGGGAAAGAACGGCACTCACATGCGCGCGGCTGTGCTAAAGAGTGCAGGTGCGGGTTCAACGCCCGCCCGCCCCACCAGCGGCGCGTCTGGTCAACGAGCCGGTTGTCAGTCCCATTGAATTGGGAACCTCCAATGTGTGTGGCAAAGCGGAAAGACGCTTGGCGGCCCGGACAGACGGGCATTTTATGGGGCTGATCCAGCGACCATGGCGCTGGATGATTGCTGGCTCGTACCCAGCCGGTCCCACCAACCCCGGGCTGGACACACCCGGGTAGCACCTCAGGCATGGGGTGTCATTACCTCCTAGGGGCATGACCCCGACCCTACCCCTTCACCATCTTTCGGGGCGGGCGGCCCTCTGGCGCACGGAGAACTGGTACGTCACCGGCGCTTTAAGAGGGCCTACATCAGAAAAAAGCCCAAAGAGGGCCAAAAATAGAAGCGAGGCGGACGGAATGTTCAACAAAGAGCGGTTCAAGGCGGCGGTATTTCTGAAGGGTGAGACCATGGAGGACGCGGCGGAGGTGCTGGGAATGGCGTATTCGACGCTATACCGCCGGATCAGGCTGAACGACTTTAAGTCAAGAGAGATCGAAACCTTTTGCGAGCACTACGGCGTGACGCGGGATGAGATCTTTTTTGATGGAAAGGAGCTGCCGAAATGGAGCGGCTGCTGACGGCGGCGGAGGCTGCGGAGCTGCTGGGCCTGACGGAACGGGCCGTGCAGGACTTAATGAAGAGCGGGGAGATCGAATGCCTGAGCGTGAGCAAGCGCCCGGGCGGCACCCGGCCCAAGCTGCGCACCACGGAGAGCCGGTTGGAGCGCTGGGTGCAGCGACGGGCGGAAGAACAGAAGCTGCGGCAATTCCCCCAGGACAAGCCCGTGCGGAGGAAGCGCCGGGCGGACGAGGTGCCGCCGGGCATGGAACGGACGGCGGACGGGCAGCTGCGAATTGCGAGGAGGCACTGACATGATAGGGACCAAAGCGGCGTACCGCCGTCAGGCGGCGCTGAAACTATGGACGGGGACGGCCATTTATCACGGGATCGAAATTGTGCCCAGGACGGGGATCCACCTGATCCGGTACAAGCGCCGCCTGCGCCGGATGGCGGCGGAGGTATGCCCGCCGGATAAGACGTGGCAGGTGGTGATCTTGTACGTGGCGGTATTTGCCATGTGCGTCTATGCCTTTGCAAAGTGGTGGTTTATGTGGTGATGGGAAAGGATTTTCTGCACGCGGCACCGGGCCAAATGGCAAGCCGGATCGAGCTGGGGACGCATCTGTTTGCCTCGGAAGAGACAACGAGGGAGCAGACGGCGTGCGTGGACCCGCGGAAGATCCGCAGCATCAAAACGCTGGAAAAGCAGCTGTGCAAAAAGGCACGGCACAAGTTAAAGGACCAGCGGAAAGAGGTAACGGAGCTGAGCAACTGCGTGGAATGCGAAAGCCCCTGTGGGTTTGGCATGGAAATGCTGCGGCGGCTGCCCATCCATGAACTGCTGGAACTGGGCTGCGGCGGAGACTGTATGAAGTGCCCGGAACCCTGCCGGGTGTACAAGCTGGCGGTGACGAAGATCTGCGACGAAGAGTGCAAAAAGCAGGTGAAAAAGAAACAGGCGCAGGCCTTTGCGCGGGAAGCGCTGGCCATGTACCTGCCGAAGGAGGCGGAAGGGACATGAACGACCAGAAAAGGCTGACCTGCCCGAAGTGCGGGCAGCCCATGACCCGGATGGTGGTGAACAACCCCATGGAGGAAGGCTGGCGGGTATCGTACCGGTGCCTGAAGTGCGGGAAGATGGGACCGCTGGTGCGGGGCGGACGGCAGGAAGAAACGGAGAAGATGGCGGAGCTTCTGACGGAGAGCTGGATCCGTCGGCTGAAGGGAGAAAAGGAAGAACAGCCGGAGCGGCTGCGGGCGTGGGCGGAAGCACTGGAAGCCTACAAAGGCGCGGGGCTGCGGTATGAGGAAGAGATCGCCCGGCTGAAACGCATGGCGGCGGAGGATATCCTGCGGGCGGCGCAGAGCAGATGCCCCTGCAATAGCTGTACGGAAAACCCGATTGACAAGGGCTGCACCTTTGAGGAGTGCGAAGGATGCGACCACCGCTGCGTGTGTTATGAGTGCAACGACGATGCGAGCTTTGTATGGAGGGGCGGGAAATGAAAGATCTGATTAGCCGGGGAAAGCTGCTGGACAGCCTGCCGAAAAATGATACCGTGTTGTCGATGGACGTGCGAAGGATCGTGGTGGATGCTCCCGCCGTTGACGCTGTGCCTGTGGTGCATGGGCGGTGGCTGAATAACGGCATACATGGTTCGGTGCTTTGCCGTTGCTCTGAGTGCCATTATGATGCAGCTGCTTATAGCTTCCGCTATTGCCCCATGTGCGGCGCAAAGATGGACGGGGAGGGAGATATCAAATGCCAGAACTAAAGCCGTGCCCGTTCTGCGGGCAAACTCCAAAAATGGAAGAATCCGCACGGTTCCAACGCTACGGAAAAGACGAAGGGGAACGCATAAAAGGCTATACCGTCGTTTGCCAAACCATGTATTGCATTTTGCACAATGAGGATAACTGGTATAGGCGTTCGGCAAAGGAAGCATCCGAAGAGTGGAATCACCGCGCCGAGCCGGAAATGAGGCCGCTGACGCTGGAAGAAATCTACGCGAAAATAGACGATGAAGATTGGAACGTTGTGTGGATCGAAGGCCCAGATTCTCAAAAAGCGGAACCAATGTGCCCTTATTACAAAGAAGAAAATAAAATCGTCTTTTGCGCACCACCGTTTGTCCGAGTTTGGGAAGAAACCATATCAAGATATGGTAAATCTTGGCGCTGCTGGCCCCGGAAACCTACCCCGGAGCAGATGGCGGCGGAGAAGTGGGAGGAATGAACATGGAATGGATTAGCGTTAAGGACAGGCTGCCGGAGAGGGAACAACATGACTATGTATTGGTTTGCTGCACCATGAATGTGACGAGCACAATTAACTATGAGAATGCTGTTACGATGGCGTATGTCTGTGAGGAGGGGTTCATGGACGTGGAACTGAACGAGGTTATTACCAGGGGCGTCACCCACTGGATGCCACTGCCGGAACCACCAGATGGAACCGCCGAAGGAGGCCAACCCGTGACCGCAAAACGACTATCCGCCATGCTGGTGCTGGCGCTGGCCGCTATCGCCCTGACCGTGTGCGCGGGGCTGGCTGCCGGGGTAAGCATGTGGCCGTGGATCGTCGGCTATTGGGCGGTGCTGACGGCAAAAAATATCACGGATTTTGTAGGAGGATTGAAAAAATGAAAATCATGGAGTGGAGGTACCTGTGAAATGACCCTCAACGAGTACCAACAGGCCGCCCAGCGGACGGCCAGCACCAAGACCACGGACGACAAAATTTTGAATGGTATCATGGGCATGTGCGGGGAGATCGGCGAGGTGGCCGACATCCTCAAAAAGTACCTTTTCCAGGGCCACGAATTTGACCGGGAAAAGATGATTAAGGAGTGCGGCGACGTGATCTGGTACGTGGCCGAGCTGGCCGCCGGGCTGGGCATGACGCTGGAAGACTTGTGTCAGCTCAACGTGGACAAGCTGCGCCGCCGCTACCCGGACGGCTTTGACCCGGAGCGGAGCATGCACCGGGAGGAAGGGGACATATGAAGCTGCAGGCGATCTGGTCAATGCTGAAAAAAGAAAAGATGGGAACGATCCTCAACCTGCCGGGACGACAGTGGATCCAGATCGGCGGACAATTTTACCCGCTGGACGGGATCGGGGCGGTAACGCCGGAGCTGCTGTACAACCTGCTGGACGTGCCGGAGGACAAACGGAACAACTGGCACATTTTTGAAATGGACAATGAAGAAGTACCAGTATACCTGCGGGACGGCGACGAAACGGAACGGGTAGCGGATCCTGCACCCTTTACAATAATGGCAAACGGAGAAGTTTACCAGATGTACCAGGCCGGGGCCGACCGGGTGGTGATCCGCACGGAGGGCCTGAAACCGCTGGAAGGGGAAACGACGCAGACGTACATGCGGGACAACATCGGCGTGCATTATCTGGTGGTCAAGAGCGGACTGCTGGTGCGGGCGGCACTGTCAGGCACCAGCAGCTGGGCCAGACAACGCGGGCTGGCCCAGACCATGGGAGACATGGCGGAGCTGGGAGAGCTGATCTACCAGACGGAGTACCAGCGGATGGACGAGGGCGAGGACGATGAAGATTGAACAACTTCCGGAAGCGACGGAAAGCGTGGAGCAGCAGCGCCTGATGCAATGGGCGCGGATGGAAAGCGGGAAGTGGCCGGAGCTGGAGCTGCTGTACCATGTGCCCAACGAGGGCAAGCGGAGCCGGACGGCGGGCGCAAGGATGAAGGCGGAGGGGCTGAAAAAGGGAGTGCCGGATCTGTGCCTGCCGGTGGCCCGGGGCGGATGCCACGGGCTGTACATCGAGCTGAAGCGGGAGAAGAGCGGGAAGGCAACGGCGGCTCAGATCGAATGGATGGAAGCCCTGATGCGGGAAGGGTACGCGGTGAGCCTTTGCCACGGCTGGGAAGCGGCGGCAAAGACCATCCGGGACTATCTGGAAACGGGAGAAACGCCGGTGTGCTGCAAAAGCTGCTACCATCACCGGGACGGCAAGGTGCAGGACTGTGCCGTGTTCCGCACGACCCACGGAGTCAAGGGCGGGAAGTGCGGAATGCACAGCCCCATATAATAGGTAGAAACACTTTTGGGAACCGATGGAAAGTCAAAGAAGGTCAGAACTGAAACAGGGTGCGGGAAGCGCTGAAAACCGAAGAAAATCAAGGGACGGAAGTCCCTTTGACACCCTGTAAAGACGATTAACTAATCACACGTTTGGAAGAAAATGCAGGAGGTTGGCCCATGCCGTACTACGAGAAGCGGATCCGCTCCGGGAAGGTGCTGGAAGTAATGACGTACTTTGCCACCAGAGACGGGCGGAGGATCGACCGGGGCTTGAATGAGCGGGAATCCGACGAAGAGCAGGCGGCGAAGAACGACCTGGAAGCCAGGATGCAGCTGGCGCGGATCCTGCGGTGCAACTTTAGCCGGGACGCGGGCGACCTGTTTGTGACGCTGACCTTTGCCGGAGAGGTAAGCGAGACGGAAGCCTACCGGGAAGAGCGGAACCTGTACCTGCGGATGGAGCGGCTGAGGAAGAAAAAGGGACTGGAACCACTGAAGCGGCTGGCCGTGGTGGAAAAGCAGGGAAAGTGGCACATCCATCTGGTGGTAAACGGCGGACTGACGCTGGAAGAGGTGCAGGCGCTATGGGGCAACCGGGGCCGGGTGATGATGAGCCTGGTGGACGAGAGCGAGGGATTCCGGGACTTGGCCAACTACCTGTGCCGGGAACAGAAACCCAAAAAGGGCCAGAAGGACGGGGAAAACCAGAAACAGCAGCGGCGGAAGTGGCAGCGGCGGTGGCATGCCAGCCGGAACCTGAAGAAGCCGGAAGTGGTGAAGAAGCAGGTGAAGCGCCCGCCGGTGGGACAGCCGAAGAAGATCAGCGGATACCGGCTGCTGCCGGAGTGGAGTGTACGCAGCGACCGCTTTGGGAACCTGAGCACCTATGCCCAGTACATGCGGGAAGAGACCAAACCAAAAAACAAAACCAGAAAAGCAGGGAAGGAACCCGGCGCAGAGCGCCGGTCTGTTGCCGTAGAAAAGCGGGAGCGCAGCGACCGCAAGGGGTGAGGGGCGAAGCCCCCCAGGAAGGAGCCGGAATGCCGAACACCAGAGCAGCGGCCAGCTGCATCTGTCCGTACTTTGTGCGGGAGCGACCCAGAGCGGTGGAATGCCAGGGCGCGGCAGCGGGAAGCCAGATCGAACAGAAGTTTGAAACGCCGGGGCAGAAGGAAAAGCACATGCGGCGCTGCTGCTGCGGGTATCATTATGCCCAGCGGTGCGCGGTAGCCTACGTGCTGGAAAAAATTGAGACAAAAAAGGCAAAAAAGATTGACGGGGGACAAAAGCTGTGATAAAATGCAGGTGTCCTCAGAAATGAGGATTCCCGAAAGGGAGTCTCGCAGGGGAACCTGTTGAGTGGATTGAAAAGTTTTCATATTCGTTTGGAAAGACAAAGAGCACAGGGGTGCTGTCTCTGCCGAAAGGCAGAGTGGATTGAAAAGTTATCTATATGTGTTTCCAGATGAACGGACGTGTGCTTTGCAGCACACAAACAAAAAAGAGCGCTTCGGCGCTCTTTTTGCGTTACAGAAGATCCTGCGGGTCGCAGGACAGGATTTTTGCCAGCGTCTTTAGCCATGCGGAACCATTCGGAGATCTTCCGGGCCTGCTCCGGGCGGCTGGCCAGCTCCTTGTTACGCAGGTTGCTGGCGTACTGGATCTGCTTTTCCGACTTGCCGGTGATCTCCGGAAGGCCAAGCTCGGCGATCAGGCCAGAAGCCTTCTGGGCGTTATCGGCCTTCTGCTGCTCGCGGTAGCATTTGGGGCAGAGGGTGTAATTGCCCTTGGCCCACTCTTCCCAGCGGTCGGCCTCGGAGCGATTCCGGCAGTTGTAGGAGTATTTGACGAAGGTCTTTCCGCACTTTTCGGTGGAAGATAGTCAAGAAACTTTTCAAATTTTTCTGAAAAAATTTTTGGGGGAGAAACGGAACGGGGAAACGTGGCACAATGAATGCAGCGAAAACGCAGGTAGAAACAGGCGGAAGGGGGCGCAGGGCATGGCGGAGGAACGGGACGCGGGAAAAAAGCCGAAGAAAACAGCCGGAAGCCGTGCTGCGCCGAAGAAAAAGACAAGGTATCACTGGGGGAAAATCCGAACGGAGTATGTGACGGGCGAAAAAAGCTACCGGGAGCTGGCCAAAAAGCACGGCGTGAGCATGAGCCAGCTGTCGGAAGTGGCCTCTAAAGAAGGCTGGGCGAAGCTGCGGGCGGAGCATCGGGCCGAAACCGCTGCAAAAGCGGAACAGAAACTGGCGGAGCAGCAATCCACCGAACTGGCGGACGAGCTGGAAGGCATTCGCCGGACGGCCAGGAACCTGAGCGCAGCGCTGGAACGAAAGAGCGCGGGAAAGCGCCTAAACTCCAAAAGTCTGCGGGAGCTGGTGAGCGCCACGAAGGATTTAACGGCAGTGCTGCGGGACGTATTCGGCCAGCCGAACCTGATGGATCAGGCGCGGCTGGAAAAGGACGAGGGCCGGGGACCCCAGGCGGTGGAGATCGTGATGAGCGGGGAGGCGGAGGAGCTTGGCGGATGAAAGGGTGCGCATGGAGCTGGGACAGCCCAACCCACGGCAGCGGGAAGCGCTTTTGGAAAAGCACAAATACATTGCCTTCGGAGGCGCTCGCGGCGGAGGGAAGAGCTGGTTTGTGGACTTTAAGGCCGTGGTCATGTGCATGCGGTATCCGGGCATCAAGATCATGATCGTCCGAAAAACCTACGAAGAGCTGCGGCGCAACCATATTGACAAGCTGCGCCAGCAGGTTCCCCAGGCGGCGGCCAGCTACCACGACGGCAAAAAGGAAATGCGGTTTTGCAATGGCAGCACCATCAGCTTTGGATACTGCGCCTGTACGCGGGATCTGGACAGATACCAGGGTTTGGAGGTGGACGTGCTGTTTGTGGACGAGGCCACACAGTTTGACTTTGAGGTGTACACGCGGCTGAAAGCCTGCGTGCGCGGCGTGAACGACTTCCCCAAACGGATTTACCTGACGTGCAACCCGGGCGGCGTGGGGCACGGATGGGTGAAGCGGCTGTTTGTGGACAGGGCCTTTGAGGCGGGAGAGGACGCGGAAGAGTACGCACCCATGATCCAGAGCCTGGTGACGGACAACGAAGCGCTGATGAAGGCCAACCCGGATTACCTGAAGCAGCTGGACAGCCTGCCGCCAAAATTAAAAGCGGCGTGGCGGTACGGAGACTGGAACGTATTCGAGGGACAGTTTTTCGAGGAATTTGTCAACAACCCGGAGGCGGAGGGGAACCGATGGACGCACGTCATTCACCCATTCCCCATCCCCAAGGGGTGGAGGATCTACCGAAGCTACGACTACGGATACGCTCAGCCCTTTTCCTGCGGCTGGTGGGCCGTGGATCACGATGGGTGCTACTATCGGATTTTGGAATACTACGGCTGGAATGGGGAGCCGAACGTGGGGGCGAAGATCCCGGCGAACCGGCAGTTTGCGGAGATCGCGCGGATCGAGCGGGAGCATCCGCTGCTGGCGGGGCGGGAGATTACGGGCGTGGCAGATCCGGCCATCTGGGGCGACGGCGACGGAGCGCCCAGCACGGCGGACATTGCGGCAAAATACGGAATCTATTTTGAAAAAGGGCGGCACAATCGGATCAACGGCTGGATGCAGGTACATTACCGGCTGGCCTTTAACGGGGACGGGTATCCGATGATGTATGTGTTTGACACCTGCGAGGCGTTTATTCGGACGATCCCGCTGCTGGTGTATGACGAGCATGTGCCGGAAGACCTGGACACTCACCAGGAAGACCACGTAGCGGACGAGGTGCGGTACTTTTGCATGCTCAATCCGATGGCGCCGCCGGTGTACGTAAAGCCCAAGGAGCGGGTATACAGTCCGCTGGACGTGTACGACACGGATCATATCAATCAGGGCGCAAGCCTGTACTGAGGGAGGACAAGACGATGGACAGAAAGCAGCGGCAGATGCAGGGCATGGCTCCGGGCGAAGGAGCGGAAGACGTAGCGGCGCGGAAGACGGAGCTGGAAGCGGTGATGCAGCAGCGACAGGCGGAGGAATCGGCCCAGATCGAGCGGGAGATGAGCCAGACCAGACCGCCGGAAGGTGCGGAAAAGGGCGGAGAACCCATGCAGCAGCCGGAAAAGGCGGCGGAGGAACCCATGGGGCGCCAGCAGGACGCGGCGGGGATGTGGACGGAAGAGGAATTCCCGGGGCGCGTGGGGCCCATCGGGCGGGAAGAGATCGCCGAAGCGGACAGGGTGCTGCAGAAGTACAAGGCGGCGAAGACCATGCTGGAAGCAAGGGCCGTGGAGAACGAAGAGTTTTTCAAAATGCGGCACTGGGAAAGCATCTCGGCGGCGAAGCGGCGGAACCCCACTGACCCGGAACCGGCCAGCGCGTGGCTGTTGAACTGCCTGATCAACAAACACGCGGACGCCATGGACAACTTCCCGGCGCCAAACGTGCTGCCACGGGAAAAGAGCGACGAAGAGGCGGCCAAGAGCCTGAGCGCGGTGCTGCCAGCGGTGCTGGAAGAATGCCAGTACGAAGAGCTGTACTCGGATGCGTGGTGGGACAAATTGAAGCTGGGAACCAGCATCAAGGGCATATTCTGGGAACCCAGCAAGCAGAACGGGCTGGGAGACGTGGACATCCGGCTGATCGACGTGCTGAATATTTTCTGGGAACCGGGCGTGACGGACATCCAGAAAAGCCGGAACGTGTTCCACGTGGATCTGATGGACCGGGAAGAAGCCATGGAGCGATACCCATTCCTGAAGGACGCTATGCGCAGCGGGAACTTTGACCTGACCAAATACCGATACGACGACACGGTGGACACAACGGACAAGGTACTGCTGGTGGACTGGTACTACAAGCGGCAGAATCCGGGCGGGAAGACGGTGCTGCACTACTGCAAGTACTGCGCGGGAGAGCTGATCTACGCCAGCGAAAACGACCCGGCCTACGCGGAGCGGGGATACTACGACCACGGAAGGTATCCCTTTGTGTTTGACAGCCTGTTCCCGGTCAAGGGTACGCCGGTGAGCTTTGGCTATCTAGACATCTGCAAGCAGCCACAGCTGTACATTGACAAGCTGGATCAGGGGATCCTCAAACATGCGGTGCTCAACGGCAGGCCCCGGTACTTTATGCGCAAGGACAGCGGGATCAACGAACTGGAATTTGCCGACCTGCAGAAGGACATTGTGCACTACGAGGGCGCGGGAAATCCGGCAGACGCCATTATGCCCATCACACCGCCAACCATGGACGGAAACGTGGTGAACGTGAAGCAGCTAAAGATCGACGAGCTGAAGGAAGTAAGCGGCAACCGGGACTTCCAGCAGGGCGGAACGTCCAGCGGAGTGACGGCAGCCAGCGCCATTTCCGCCCTGCAGGAGGCGGGCAGCAAGGGCGCACGGGACATGATCAAGGCCAGCTATCGCACCTTTGTGCAGGAGTGCTATCTGGTGATCGAGCTGATGAGGCAGTTTTACACGGAGGAGCGGTACTTCCGGGTGGCGGGAGAAGAGGGCGACGAGTACGTGAGCTTTTCCAACGCCCAGATTGTTTCTCAGGTGACGGAACAGCCCTTCGGCGGAGGAGTCAGCGAGCGCATGCCCGTGTTTGACATTAAGGTCAGCCCACAGAAAAGCAGCCCGTTTTCCACTGTCGCCCAGAATGAGCGGGCGAAGGAACTGTACGGCCTGGGATTCTTCCGGCCTGACATGGCGGATCAGGCGCTGGCAGCGCTGGAAATGATGCAGTTTGACGACATCGACAAGGTACGCCGGACGATTCGGCAGAACGGGACGATGTACGAGCAGCTGAGTCAGATGATGCAGCTGGCACAGGCTATGGCCATGCAGCTGGACGCTATGGAGGGCGGCGTGAACCAGTACGCCCTGCAGGTACAGCAGGTGATGCAGCAGGTGGGCGGATCGTCCTTGACGCCCACGGGCAGCAAGGACAGCGGAAACACCATGCGGGTGGACGCGCTGGGCGCGGCGTACAACCTGAGCAAAAACCAGACGGCAGCGGCAGCGCGGAATGAAGCGGCCAGTCAATCGACCCCAAGAGCGTAAGGAGGGGCAACTATGGTAACGGCAGAGATCAAAGCAGGCGCGGACGGATTCGGAATCCGCTGCGTGGGGCATGCAGCGGACGGGAGGGTGTGCGCGGCGGTGAGCATGCTGGAACAGGCCGTGACCCAGGCGGCGTACTGGGAAGACGGATGCATGGTGCATTACGGCCCGGACGTGATGGAGGAACTGAGCGGGGAATTTTGGGCCAACGTGCGCTACGGCGACCAGACCGACCGGGCGAAGATGGAGGGCATGCTGGCGGTGCTGACGGCAGGGTTTGAGCTATTGCAGTACCGATACCCGGATCAGGTGCAGCTGAAAAAGCGGGGAGAAAATGCAGGGAAAAGCTGATAGGATACAGACAGACACGCCGGAAAGACGGCAGGAAAACCACAAAGACACGCCGGAAAGACGGCAGAAGGAGACAGCAATGGAAGATATGCGGCTGAACCTATGGGTGCATGACGGCGAAGGCGGCGGCGCTGCCGGAGCGGGAGCGGCTGCCGGTGCGGCTGCTGGTGCGGCGGAGGGAGCAGGGACGCCTGCGGGAACCGAAGCGGCAGGGCAGGCACAGCAGACCGGCACGGACGAGCGGGCGGAGTTTGAAGAGCTGATCAAAGGCAAATACAAAGCCTACTATGACGAAAAGGTGCAGGGGCATATCCGAGACCGATTCAAGGCCAGCAAACAGGCGGAAGCACGGATGCAGAAGACCATTGACGGCATGCAGCCGGTGATGCAGATGCTGGCGGAAAAGTACCACGCGGATCCGCAGGACGTGGACGCGATCTCAAAGGCCATCCAGGAGGACAACAGCTACTACGAGGACGAGGCCGCTGAGCGCGGCATGAGCGTAGAGCAGCTGAAGGAGTTCAAGCGGATCAGCCGGGAGAACGCGGCCCTTCGGGCGGCGGAGGAACAGCGCCAGGAGAAGGCGGGCCAGCAGGAAGCCATGCTGCGCTGGCAGCAGCAGAGCGAAGCGGTGGCCAAGCGGTATCCGGGATTCCAGGGGCTGGAAGCGGAAGCCAACGACCCGGTGACGGGCGAGCGGTTTTTGCAGCTTTTGTCCTCCGGCATTGACGTGGAGAATGCGTACAAAGTGGTGCACATGGACGACCTGATTTCCGGGGCGCTGGAATACGGCGTCAACAAGGCCCGGAACGACACGGTGCAGACCATCAAGGCCCGAGGCATGCGGCCCAGCGAAAACGGGGCCAGCGGAGCGGGCGCGGCGGTGCAGCACAAGGACGTGGCCAGCCTGACCAGAGAAGAGCGGGCGCAGCTGATGAAGCGGGCGCTCAGAGGTGAAAGCATCGACTTGAAATAGCCTGCGCCTCCGTGCGCGGGCGGAGGAGGAACGAACATGGATATGATTTACAAGCAGTACGTGAATTTGCTCCCGCTGAACCTGCGGGTGCATGACAACACCAACGTGACCACCGACGCGGGCCTGTCCGCCGAAATGAAGACGTATTACCATGATACGCTCATCGACATGGCGGAGCCAAAGCTGGTGTATGACACCTTCGGGCAGAAGGTACCCATCCCCAAGGGCAAGGGAAAGGTGGTGGAGTTCCGCAAGTTCGGCACGCTGCCCAAGGCGCTGACCCAGCTGGTGGAAGGCGTGACCCCCGTGGGCCGCAAGATGAACGTGAGCGTCATCACCAGCGAGGTGAAGCAGTTCGGCGACTACATCGAGTACAGCGACGTTTTGCAGATGACCACCATTGACCCCATTGTGGCACAGGGCATGAAGATGCAGGGCGGCCAGGCGGGCCGCACCAGCGACACCATCACCCGGGACATCCTGATGGCGGGCACCAACAAGATGTTCGTGCCCAGCGTGGTGAACGGCGTGGAAACGGAAGTGCTGGCCCGCGCGGACGTGAAGGCCGACAGCTGCGAGCTGACCGCAGACCAGGTGCTGCTGGGGCTGGGCCGCCTGAAGCGCATGAACGCGGAACCGGCGGAAGACGGCGCGTATGTGTGCATCATCCACAGCGACGTGGCTACGGACCTTGCCCGCAGCAAGGACTGGAAGGACTGGAACGCATACACCAGCCCGGAGAAGCGATTCCCCGGCGAGATCGGCCGGATCGGCGACGTGCGCTTTGTGCAGAGCACGGAAGCCAAGATCATTGGCCCCGGCTGGATCTTTGGCAATGAGAACAGCGGCGGCGTGTGTCGCCTGACCCTGAAAACCGCCCTGAACGCCAGCGGCAGCACCGACATTGTGGTGAACGAGACCATCACGGCGGCACAGGCCAAGGAGCTGAACGACCGCATCAGCGGCGGCGAGACCGTGAAGATCTACGTGGGCGGCAAGGAGGCCACCGTGGCCAGCGTGACAGCCGGTGCGGGCACGGGCAAGTTTGTGGTATCCGCCGCCGTGACCGACGTGGCCGCGGGCGCGACCGTGTGCGGCGTGGGCGCGGGCAAGGACGGTAGCGCCATCTACTGCAGCCTGCTGGTGGGCGCCAACGCCTACGGCGTGACAGAACTTTCCGGCATGGGACTGGAATACATCGTCAAGCAGCTGGGCAGCGCTGGCAGCGCCGACCCCCTGAACCAGCGCTCTACCACGGGCTGGAAGCTGACCAAGACCGCCGAGCGGCTGGTGGAAGAGTATATGATCCGCATTGAGCACAGCAGCCGGAGCTTCGGCAAGGTGGCTGTGAGCAACTGAGGGACGGGGCGCAAGCCCCTTCCCCTTTGACGAGAAGGGAGAAAAAACATGGCGGAGACCGATCTGAAAAAAATGACGAAGGACGAGCTGATCGCACTGGCGGAGGAACAGGCCGCAAAGCTGGCCGCAGCGGAGGAACAGACCGTGGCCGCAGCGCCCCAGCCCGCCGACCCGGAGCTGAAAAGCCAGATGGTGCGCATCCGCATCCCCAGGAGCCGGACGAACAACGCGCCGGTGTATGTGGCGCTGAACGACTACAACGCCATGATCCCCCGGGGCGTGGAGGTGAGCGTGCCCAAGTACGTGTACCTGCACCTGCAGGAGTGCCTGGACGCGGACGAGGCGGCGGCGCTGAAGCTGGATCAGATGCAGGAAGAATTTGCGGCGCGAACGAGATCGTATTTCGGCTGAAACATTGCGCCACGGCGGCGGGTGCCTTAAAGGCGCTCGCCGTTTTTTGTTTGGAGGGAAACAGGATGGACATGAATGTGCTGATCGAGCAGGTGCGGCAGCTGAAGCCCAACAGCTACCCGGAAGAGATGCTGAAAAGCTGGGCGCTGGAACTGGAAGCGCGGGTGCAGCAGGAAGTATACCAGAACTACGACATGCCGGAGCGGGAAGCGGCGGGGCTGGAAACGGACGGATACTGGGTGGAGGACGGCGTGGCGGACGAGCTGACCATTCCATTCCCCCACGACCGGCTGTATGTGGAATGGCTGTGCGCGAAGATCGACTTTTACAACGGTGAGTACGACCGCTACAACAACGAAATGACGCTGTTTAACAGCGAGATGGAGAATTTTTGCCAGTGGTTTACGAGGACGCATCGGCACAAGCCGGTGAACCTGATGATGTAGGAGGGAAGAACATGGGCATCAACCTGCCGCAGATGGGGAGCGTGGCCCGGACGACCACGGGCGTGACCAGCTTTGCGGGACTTGACAGGCTGCTGAAATGCCAGGAGTACGAGTTTGCGGCCATGACCAACATGGAGTCCAAACAGCTGCCGGTGATGAGCACCAGACCGCCGCGCCGGAAGGTGCGGAAGCTGAAAAAGCCAAACATGCTGGCGGCACACGACAAAATGTGCTGGGTGGACGGGACGGACCTGTACTGCGGCGGGAAGATCGTGGGGCAGGTGGAGGACAGCCCGAAGGTATTTGTGCGCATGGGGGCGCAGCTGGTGATCTGGCCGGACAAGGTGCTGTACAACGTGAAAACGGACACGATGGAAAGTCTGGAAAACAAACGGGAGACCAGCGGGACGGTGAATTTTATCCTGTGCAAAACAGACGGAACGCCATACGAGGACTATGTCGTGGGCAAGACCGCGCCGGAGGAAGCGAAGAACGGCGACCTGTGGATGGACACGAGCGAGGAAAAGGCGGCGCTAAGGCAGTACGACGGAAGCCTGGGCATGTGGGTGAGCATCCCGACGGTATTTACGATGATCTCGGCGGAGGGGATCGGCGAGGGCTTTGCCAAGTACGACGGCGTGACGGTGAGCGGCGTGACGGCGCTGCCGGAGCTGAACGGGGAGTTTTTCCTGATGGGCGCAACGGCGGACGCGGTGATTGTGACGGCGCTGATTACGCAATCCGGGAGCCAGACGGAGCCGGTGACGATCCAGCGGAAAGTGCCGGATCTGGATTATGTATGCGAGTGCAACAACAGGCTTTGGGGCGTACAGAAAGACGTGCATGAGATATTTGCCTGCGCCCTGGGCGACCCGAAGAATTGGAACCAGTTTATGGGCCTTGCCAGCGACAGCTATGTGGTGAACGTCGGCAGCGCCGGAGACTTTACGGGCGCAGCGGCCCACATGGGCAGTGTGCTGATGTTTAAGGAAAACTGCGTACACACGGTGATGGGAACACTGCCCAGCAACTTCACGGCCAGCGTGATGCAGTGCCGGGGCGTGGAAGACGGAAGTGCCGGGAGCCTGTGCCGGATCAATGAGGTGCTGTACTACAAGAGCCAGGATCATGTATGCGGCTACGGCAGCGCTCTGCCGTCCAGTGTGACCCAGAAGCTGCCGGAGCTGGGCGGGAACGCGGTAGGCGGACAACTGGGCGACCGATATTATCTGTGCGTGGACGCAAAGGACGGCGGGCGGGAGCTGCTGTGCTACGACACCCAGGCGGCGGCATGGGTGCGGGAAGACGGACTGGACGTGCGCTGGATGGCTGCCCAGGACGGGAAGCTGTACCTGCTGGCGGCGGACGGAACGCTGTACTGCACCGAACCGGGCGCAAACGAGTACGACGGCCCGGAAGCGGAAGACGAGGAAGCCCAGCCCTATGAGCTGGTGACGGGAGACATGGGACTGGACGAACCCTACAAGAAGTACATCAGCCGGATCCAGCTATACGGAGAGACGGAGCCGGGAACGAGCCTGCGGGTAGAGATCCGCTACGACGACCGGGGCGAATGGGAGCGGGTATACGACGGCATGCCAACGCCACGGCAAAGCCTGGTATTGCCCTTTACCACACGGCGCTGCCGGACGCTGAGGCTCAGGCTGAGCGGCGTGGGCGGATTACGGCTATACAGCATTATCAAAAATGTGGAAGCGGGGAGCGATCAGTAATGCAGCTGGGAGAGATCAGAGCCAACGGCCCAAGGGACGGGCAGACGGCGGAGCAGCAGGTGCGGGCGCTGTATGAGTACGTGCTGGCGCTGAAGCGGCAGCTGGATTTTGTGCTGTGCAACCTGGAGGCGGAAAACCTGAGCGAAGACCTGCAGGAGGACATGAAGGCCGGAAACAAGGTGGAGCAGGTGATCCGCCGGTTTACGGACGGGGATTTTGAGAGCTATTTCCGGCAGACGGCAAAGCAGATCGAAGCCAAGGTGGAAGAGGACGGCGTGGTGAGCGCCATCAATCTGAGTCCGGAGGGGCTGAAGATCGACGCTCAAAAGCTGGATATTAACGGCGTTGTGAGCATCAACGGCTATTTCAAGGTGGGCACGGACGGGAAGCTGGAATGCGTGGCCGGGAAGATCGGCGGATTTGAGATCGGCGCAAAGCAGCTATACACGGGATACAACGACGAGGACGTAGCGCCCACCCTGTACCTGGGCAGCGAAGACCTGAAAAAGGCGTATGAGATCGGCGGGAGCGGAGCGCGGAAGGACTGGCGGCTGAAGGTGGGCAGCAACTTCGGCGTGACGGCCAACGGAACGCCATACTTTACAGGCGGACAGATCACGGGGGCGCAGATCATCGAACAGAGCGGCGGAAGCAGTCTGGACGTGGGCGCGAAGGTGAAGGAGATCAGCGACGGGATCGACGGACTGCTGGAACTGAACCGGGTGAAAGCGACGGAGCTGACGCTGGGAGAAGAGAAGCTGGAGCTGCGAGAGATCACGATTAACGGGACAGTCTACCAGGTGCTGGCGAAAGCGGAAGCGAGCGAATAAGGAGGACGGAACCATGGCGGCGACGATGAAGAAAACGGAAGAACAGCTGGGAACGCCACTGGAACAGGCGGCCAGTGCGGCGTGGAAGCGCACGACCCCAACGGCCAACGCGGGGCAGATCACCCAGAGCTACTACACGGAAAAGACAAACAGCACCAACTACGAGAAGGGGCAGCCCCAGTACACCCAGAGCGAGGCGGTGAAGAACGCGGCGAACGATCTGGCCAACGCGGAGAAGCAGAAGCCGGGGCCGTATGAGAGCGACTATTCCGGGCAGATCAAGGGGCTATTGGACAAGATCCTGAACCGGGAAAAATTTACCTACGACTTTAACGCTGATCCCATCTATCAGCAGTACGCGCAGCGGTATCAGGAGCAGGGGCAGCAGGCCATGAAGGACACCATGGCCCAGGCGGCGGCGCTGACAGGCGGATACGGCAGCACCTACGGCCAGAGCGTGGGCCAGCAGACCTATCAGCAGTATCTGCAGCAGCTGCACGACAAAATGCCGGAGCTGCGGCAGGCGGCGTACCAGCAGTATCAGGATGAGGGGCAGACCCTTCGGGACAACCTGGGCATGCTGCAGGGCCAGGACGACCGGGAGTACGGACGCTATCGGGACGACGTGACCGACTACCAGACGGAGCTGAATTATTTCTACAACAAGTTCAGCGACATGAGCCAGCAGGAGTATCAGCGCTACCAGAACGACCTGGCGGCGTGGCAGAAGGACAGGGATTATTGGTACACAAAGTGGCTGGACTGGCAGAACCTGCTTTTGAAGATGGGCGGAGGAAGCAGCGGCGGACGCGGGAGAAGCGGAAGCAAGACAGCGAGCGTGACGCTGAAGAGCACCACCCAGCAGGGCGCGGCAAAGGAACTGGCCAATCTGGTGAAACAGGGAAAGCTGACGACGGATCAGGCGGCGAAGATTGCGGCGGAACAGATCCCGAAACTGACGAAGGGCGGAACCCCAACGACCAAGACCAACAAGGGCTATACCGGAGCGACGAGGTAAAAGACGATGGCGAAGAAAAAAACGAGCCAGAAAAACTACAGCGCGGCGGACTACCTGAACATTGCACGGGACGCGGAAAAGAAAAGCAGCCGGGAAGCGGAACTGCGGGAGAGCCGGGACGCAACGGAATACCTGAACATTGCCCGGCGGGCGCAGGGAGAAACCCCCGTCAGCCGACGGAAGGAACAGAAGGAAGAACAGCAACCGGTCACGGCGGCGGAAAAGCTGAACCGGGCGGCGCTGCTCATGAGCCGGTATCCGGCGGCGGGCGACATGAAACGGCAGGAGATCAACCGAATGGCCGGAAACCTGCAAAAGGCGGCGGCCCGAAACTACAAAAGCAACGGGCAGAACTGGAACCTGGCAGGGACGGGCAGCGTGTTTGACCCCATCGGAACCACGGCGGGGCGCAGGGCATTTGAAGGCGGGCTGGATGCGGAGCTGCTGAAGAACAATCTGGAAAAGCTGACCCAGCAGCAGAAGAAACAACAGGAAACGGAAAAGCGGAAGAAAGACAACGCCAGTCTGGTGAAGAACGGAAAAGGCGGCGGAGGAACGGGATTTGGCGTACAGACGGCGCGGGAAGCACTGCGGAATGAAAGCCTGACGGACAGGATCAGCCGTGTGCAGAACGCCCTGTATGAAGCGGAAGGAGCTGCAGGAAGAAAACAGGCGCTAAATTACGATGTAAACACGGCGAAGCAAAGGGTTGCCGATGTGGAAAGACTAGAAAGGATGGCGGACATCCAGAGCTTTGCCCAGAAGTATTTCCCGGAAAAAGTGAAAAATGGAGAAGCGTTTACCGAAGATGATTTTTTCGATGTATACGATACCATCCAGACGGCGGAGGAAGCGGACGAATTTGCACGAGGATGGCAGCTATACAAGGATAAATTGCAGAACCGAACGGAAGACTGGCTGACGGAAGAGGAAATGCAGGAAGCCTACGATCCGGAAAAGACGGCGGCTGAAAAACGGGGACTGAATTCGGAAATCCGCAAAGCTGAACGGGCACGAGACAAAAACCAATACGAAGCCGCTATGGATACGGACCGAAACTTTGACCGGCTGGCGGAGGAAGGCCGGAGCATGGACACGCGGATGAAGAACGCGGAAGAGGTGCTGGCCTATCCGCACGACAAGCGGGCGGCGGCAGAAGCGGAAAAACTGGTCCAGTACACCACGGACGCGGAGAAGAAGACCTATTATTACACGCTGCGGACGCAGGGGCAGGAAGCGGCGGACGACTACCTGAAGACGCTGGACGTGGATCTGAACCGGCGAAGGGGCGAAGCGCAGCTGGAAGCCACGCGACAGACGGTGAACAGCGGATGGCTGGGAACTGTTTGGGCGAATGCATACAGCGTACTGAGCAGCGTGGGCGAAACACCGGCGTATATCACCAACCTGATCCGCTCGCTGCGGGGAGAAGAGATCGACCCGTACAGCTCGGAGAACATGGTGAGCCGGGTGAATGAAGAGATCCGCAACCAGACTTCCCAGAACATTCAGGAGGGTGTGCCGGGCTTTGGCGGAAAGGCACTGAGCTTTGCCTACGGCGTGGGCATGGACTTGGCCAGGAGCCGGTACAACATGATGCTGGGCCTGGGACTGGGCGGAAAAACGAAGATCGGCAAGTGGACGAGCGCGGCCCTGATGGGCACCAGCGCGGCACAGAGCACCCTGACAGACGCGCTGGACAGGGGCGCGACCGACGGGCAGGCAGTGGCGACCAGTATTGCCAGCGGTGTATGGGAGACGCTGTTTGAAGAAGTGAGCCTGGAAAGGCTGCTGGATCTGAAAAGCCCGAAAACCGTGCGGCAGTTTTTGACAAACACGCTTTTGCAGAGCGCCACGGAAGGCAGCGAAGAGCTGTTTACCGAAATGGCAAACACGGTAAGCGACGAGCTGATCATGCGCGACCTGAGCAACTACCGGCTGAACAAAAAAGCCTATGAGATGAGCGGCATGACGCCGGAAGAAGCGCAGAAGAACGCGCTGGCAGACATTGCGAAGAACTGGGGCATGGCGGCGCTGGGCGGCTTTGCATCCGGCGCGGTGGGAGCGGGAACCCACCAGCTTTTGGCGCTGGGCGCAAACAGGCAGCAGAGCAGACTGCAGCAGGCGGCCCAGAATGCGAATCAAACGGCCCGGCAGACGAACCAGCAAGAGACTGCCCAGAACTTGGAGCAGGCGGCGGAAACGGCGCAGCAAAACGGCGTATTAAATAATGATGAACAAAATATTACGAACACGCAACAAACGACCGAAACGCAGCGAGAACGGGCCGGGAAGGCCCAATACGAAGGCGGAGGCGTGAGCGAGAATGTGGAGATCGACCGTCAGAACCCGGTGAGCCGGGTGGAGAACGGGACGGTCTATTTGCGCACCCAGGACGGCAGCGACGTGCGGGCCAGCGACGTGACCTTTGGCGACGAGCGGGACAACCTGCTGGCAGCGGAAGGCGTACACCGAATGAGCCCTTCCGGTATCAACGGCATGCTGGAAAACTACGATGCGAACAAGGCTACGGCGGAAGAATACGCCAAGGCTTACATGGCGGTGTACAACCGGGCGCGGGCAGGCATGAATGTGCAGCAGGCCGTATACGACAGCCAGCAGACCCAAAACGCCCTGACGCAGGAAGCGGCTATGGCGGCCTACGCGGCGGGAGAGCGGATGCAAACGGTGAAGATTATCCCCATGACGCGGGAAGAAAAAACGCGGCGGGACGCGCAGCTGAAGCTGGTGGAGGCGATCAACCAGAAGTTTGCCAAGACGGGCGTAAAGATCGAGATGGTTGACCGGATCGAAGGCTACGGCGGGAAGGAGATGAACGGACGCTGGGACAGCCAGACCAACACCATTCAGGTGAGCAAGAATGCCAGCGAAAATGCATACGCATACATTGCCATGCATGAGCTGACACATGCCATGAAAAGCCAGAATGCCAGTGAATTTGAGGGTTTCAGCGATTGGGTGACGTACTACCTGAACGAAAACGGGCAGGACGCGGACGCGCTGGTGCGCAGTGAGATGATCGCCCGGGCGCAGGCCATGGGGCTGATGGAGCGGCAAAAGAGCAACCTGAGCGTGGAAGAACAGGTGAAGCTGCTGGACAGCCTGAGCGAAGAACAGTACCGGCAGCTGAACGAGCTGGCGCAGGAAGAAGTGGTGTGCAACACCGTGCCTGCCATTCTGCAGAACGAGAACGTGCTGATGGACCTGTACCAGACGAAGCCCACGCTGTTTGAGCGGATCAAGAACTTCCTGAAGGATTTTATCGACGCGGTGAGGGGCACGGGCAAAGACCTGAGCCGGACGCGGGCCTTCCAGCAGATGGAAGGGCTGGCGAAGGACACGGCGGCGCTGGAAGACATCTATAACCGCATGGTGAAGATGGCGGAGAACGGGGCGCAGGAACAGCAGGCGGAAGGAACGAGATTCAGCGTAAAGGAAGAGGACGAACACTACGATCACAGCAAGCCGTTTATCCAGCAGGTGGACGATCTGATGAACGGAAAAATCCCGCAGGACGACGCGCTTACGATCGGCGGAACGCCGGACGTGCTGCAGAAGATCGGCTTCAGCAATTTGCCAATGACCATCAACACGGAGCATATCAAAAACATGAACCGCGATACGGAACATGCTTTGAGCAGATCGTTTATGGAGCAGCTGCCGGAACTGATCAAGAACCCGCTGGCGGTGATTGAATCGAAGACGAATCCGGAAAGCAGCACGGTGCTTCTGCTGAACGCCGTGGTAAATGGAAAGCCGTATGTTGCGCCGGTATATGTAACGAGCACCAGCAGGCAAAACGGGCTATTTATTGATAGTAATAACATTGCTACGACATTCCGAAAAGGGAATGCCATCACCAAAATGCTGACGGATGCGATCCAAAAAGAAAACGCCGGTGAAACCGGCGTGTATTACTGGAAAAAGTCCGAGGCTCGTAGCCTGTTCTCCGGGTCCGGGGTCCAATTCCCCGGAGTGGATATACAGGACGGCCTCATCCATAGTATATTCGACGCTGGTTCCCCTGTCAACAGGAAATTTGTGGAGCAGACTGAAACGAAGCAGTTTAAACGCTGGTTTGGAGACAGCAAGGTGGTGGACGAGGATGGAAAACCGCTGGTGGTGTACCATGCTACGGACGCGGATTTTACAGTGTTTGACCGGGAGAAGCTGGGGCAATATACCAGCGAAAACACGGATAATGAGGCAGCAATCGAAAGCGCGAAAGTAGGATTTTGGTTTTCCGAAAATGATCTGCGGGAAAAGACGGGAAATAAGAAGACAATGGAGGTGTATCTTTCCATTGAAAACCCGATGGAAACAGACTTGTATACCATGCTGGACGTGCTGGAAAACATGACGGCAGACGAGTACCGCGCGGAGCTGGAAGAAGAGGGCTACGACGGGCTGATTGTGACGGATCAGGAGTTTGACAATGCCAAAAGCTATGTGGCATTCAAACCGAACCAGATCAAGAGCGCAACGGACAACGTGGGAACCTTTGACTATTTCAACCCGGATATCCGATACAGCCTGAAGGAAACGGACGAGGACGTTAAAAAGCAGGTGGAGCTGACGGGAGAGATCATGCGGCAGACCGGCGGATACCGGCTGACGGAAGCGGACGCGGAGCGGGTGATGCGCCGGGTGACGAAGGAATTAGGCAGCCAGGCGGACGTGAGCCAGCTGACGAAGGACTTTGCCCGGGTGATGGAGTACGCGCGGCAGGAAAACGCGGACATGAACCAGGTGGACAACGAGCTTCTGAGCCTGGCGGACAGGGTGCTGGAAAACAGCGCTCAGATGGACACGGAGCGTGAGCAGGAAATGAAGCCTATCCGGGAGAAGCTGCGCAAGACGGCTATTAGTCTGACCGATAGACAAAAGGCGGAGGCGGCCAGCCTGACGGGAAGCCTGGGCGCCTTCCGCAGGGCACTGTTCGGAAGGGTGAACCTGAGCCAGAAAAACGGCGTGAGCCTGGACAGCGTATGGAGCGAGCTGAGCGACCTTTCCCCCACGCTGTTCCCGGCGGACGCGACGGAGGGCGATATGCCCAGGCTGCTGATGGAAGCGGTGGACGCGACCAAGCCTGTATTTGAAAACCAGTACAGCATGGACAGCGAGGAAATGACCCAGTATGCAGTGATGCAGATGATGGATCAGTACATGCAGCTGCCGGGCGTGAAGACGGCGGCCAAAAACCAGCAGCGCATGGGGCTGACGGCCAGCCAGTACCGGGAGATCATGGACGCCTTCCGGAAGAAGAGCGAAAAGACCTTCCAGGATGCGTGGGTGAAGGTATGGATGCAGAAGGAAAAAGCCGGAAAAGCCGAAGCGGAAGCCAAGTATCGGGAGTGGAAGCAGGACAAGCGGCAGGAAATGCGGGACTGGCGCAAGGAACAGCAGCAGGCCATGCAGGAGAAATACCGGGAGTGGCGGAGGACGGACACGGAGACCCGGAAGAACCGGGAAGAGGTGAATACCTACCGTGACCGGCTGGAAAGAACGACCAATACGCTGCTGAGATGGATGGAAAAGCCGAACCAGACCCAGCATATTCCGGAAGGGCTGGCGGCGGACGTGCAGAAGGTGCTGACGGGACTGGACTTCAGCGGGAAGAACACGCTGGCGGCAAAGGATCTGGGCAGCCGGATCGACGCACTGGCCGGAAGAATCTTTGAGCTGCAGGAGAAGACCGACGAGAACGGAGCGACGAACCAGACCTTCTACCTGGAACGCGACCAGCAGATGGTGGACGAGCTGCACCACCTGGCGGCGAAGATCGGGGCCAGCAACGGAAGCGTGTACGAGCTGAGCGCGTCGGAGCTGAAAGACCTGAACCAGTGGATGGCGGCGGTGAAGCACGTGATTACGGACGTCAACAAGAACCACGCCAAGTACTATCAGGGCAAGTTCTACCGGGGCGAAAGCCAGTACCACACCATTGAAGAAGTGGCGGACGCGACGAAGGCGGAGCTGCATCAGCGCCGGGCCTATGCGGACAAAAAGGGCGTGACGCGGGCATGGAACGAGCTGCTGGGAAAGGGTATGATCGACTGCTTCAGCTTCTTCGACAAAATGGGCAGCGCCGGGCAGGAGGTATTCGGGAACCTGCGAAAGGGCTTTGACAAGCACGTGAGAAACGTGGACGCGGCGAAGACCTACACGGAAAAGGTGCTGGAAGGCATTGACCAGAAGGAACTGCGGCAGTGGACGGACGAAAAGAAGCGGACGGAGTACAAGACTGACCGGGGCGAGACCATCCGCCTGAACACGGCGGAGGTGATGGAGCTGTATGTGCTGAGCAAGCGCGAACAGGCCCAAAGTCACCTGTACGGGCAGGGCATCCGCACGAACGAAAAGGTGGAGCCGGTGATGCTGACCCGTGGAGACGTGAGCCGGATCACGGGCACGCTGACGGACGGACAGAAGCAGATCGCCGACAAGCTGCAGCGTTTTCTGGCGCAGGACTGCGCCAGCTGGGGCAACGAAGCCAGCCGGGCGCTGGTGGGCTATGACAAATTCGGGGAAAAGAACTACTGGCCCATCCGGACAGACCCAAACAGCAACCGAACGCTGAACGCGGACGGAAGCGCGGCCAACCTGAGCTACATTAAAAATCAGGGATTCACCAAGGACGTGACGGAAAAGGCCCAGAACGCCATTATGGTGGAAAGCATCTTCGGGACGTACACGCGGCACATCAGCAGCATGAGCGCGTACAACGCCTATGCGGTGGCCATGACGGACATGCAGCGGTGGTTCAACACGCCGGGGGTGAAGACGGAGATCGAGCGGGCGTTCGGAACAAACGGAACAAGGTACATTACCGACCTGATGAAGCAGATCAACGGCACGGCGGACAACGGAAAGACCTTCGGCGGAGCCAAGGACGTGGTGAACAAACTGGTGAGTCACGGAAAGGCGGCGGCAGTCGGCGCGAACCTGAGCGTGGCCATCCAACAGCCCACGGCCTATGTGCGGGCGGCGGACATGATCAGCCCCAAGTATCTGGCGGCAGGTTTGAAGGGCAAGACGGACATTGACCTGGTGAAAAAATGGTGCCCTATTGCGGCGTGGAAGAGCTGGGGATTTTACGAGACGGACGTGGGCCGGGGGCTGAACGACCTGATCGTAGACCAGAGCAACGCGCTGGAGAGAGCCACGGAGAAGAGCATGATCCTGGCGGAGAAGGGCGACGAATGGACCTGGGGCAAGCTGTGGAACGCGGTGGCAGCGGAGACCCGCGACCTGTACGCGGGCGAGCTGGAACCGGGAACGGACGCCTTCTATGAAAAGGTGGGCCAGCGGCTGAGCGACATCATCGACAAAACGCAGGTGGTGGACAGCGTATTCCATCGCAGCCCCATCATGAGAGACCGGGGATTCAGCGCGATCTACACCAGCTTTATGGCGGAACCCATCAAAACCTACAACATGGTGGAGCGGGCGATTGCCAACTTTGCGGAGAACCGGAACGACCCGACGGCGAAGCGGAAGCTGATGCGAACCATGGCGGTGTAC